GGCGGCGCTTGGGGCTACGCCAGATCAGTCAACGACAACGCAGTCAATGCAGCCGGGCCTGTTCAACTATCTGCAGCTTGGCGCAAGCATGTTTAAGCCTAAATCGTTGCCGTTCTGATGGACTATCGCCAAGCAGCCAGAGACGCGGCACGCAAATACGGGATAGACCCCGAAATGTTCCTGCGTCTCATTCAGCAGGAGAGCAGCTTTAGGCCGGACGTCGTAAGCCCGAAGGGCGCGATCGGCCTCGGCCAGCTCATGCCTGCCACGGCTAAGGAGCTTGGCGTAGACCCGACAGATCCGATGCAAAACTTGGAAGGCGCTGCAAAGTATCTGAGCCAGCAGCTCAAACGCTTTGGCAGCCCAGAGCTTGCACTGGCCGCGTATAACGCTGGGCCAACGCGTGTGGCCAGACTTGGCAGGGTGCCAAATATTGCGGAAACGCAAAACTATGTGAAGACGATTTTAGGAGAAGGGCAAACCACGATGGCAACTCCAATGGATAGGGCGCGCGAAGAAGAGCTGCGCATGCAGATGCTGGCCAGCGGAACGGCCCCACAAGCAGCGCCACGCGCGCCACTGTCAGCGCTACGGCAGGATCGCCCGCAGGCAGCGGCAGCACCGCAGCAGCGCAGAAGCGGCTTCGGCGGCATCATGGATTACCTTGGAACGCCAAGCCCGACAACCGGCCTAAGCAGAGCGGAGCAATTTGCTGCGGCGCTCGATCCGCTTATCCTGCCCGAGCTGCGGGCTGGCGAGGCGATCAGGGCGCGCGGCACGCAGCGGCAGGCAGAAACCCGTAAGAACAAAACCGTCGAGTATCTGCGCAGGATGGGGTACGACGATTATGCTGACGCCGTGGAGAACGGGTCAATCGGCGCAAAGGATATTATGAATGCGCTGGTCAGTAAGTCGCTGGAGACGCCCACTAAAGTTTCTGCTGCTGAAGATAAAATCAGAAGGCTGATGGAGACTGGCCTTAATCGAGCAACTGCCATAGCAATAGCGGATGGGAGATTGACCACTAGCCAAGACCCGATAACAGGCCAAGTGCAGCTAATAGATAAAGGAACAGGCAAGGTCATCGCCCCAAGCGTGCCTCAATCGGTTGCCGCAGAGGCGGAGGCTGTTGACGTCGCCCCCGCAGGTCAGTTTGAGGGGCTTGATCCATCTGAGGCACTTGGGCTTGGTGGTTGGACTAAAAATGTAATCAATGTGGTCGGTGACGCGATTGGTGCTGGTCAAGCGTATAAAGAAGCTGGCGCAGTGTCATCAGCGCTTGAAAACTTGCAAGGCAGAACAATTTTACTGGCCGGTTTAGATGTTGCAGGAAAACCATCAAACTTTACAAGAGAAGAGATAAGGGACAGGTTTACCATTTCAGCCAATGAGCTGACAACTGGCTCAGATCGTGCTTACCAAAAGTCTCAGGAAATGGTTAGACTTCTTGAGGAAACTTACGCTGTCTATCAGAGAAATGCTCAAGGTGGCGGCGGGGCGTCAGTCCAGCAGCAAAAAGCCGCTATGGAGGCTTTGCCCTCCCTTAAAGCACTTCTGCGGGATTACAAGTCACTGCAAAATGCCTTTGCCGCAAAGATAAACCCAGCCTCAAGCCCCGCAGTTGATCCTGTTGAAATTGATTTGATGAATTCACTATTGCAGCAAGATGGGCTTGGATAATGGCAGACTTAACATTTGAAAATGCCTTGAAGGCCATGAGGATCGCGCATGACAAAGGCGACATGGAGTCGGCAAGGAAAATGGCCCGACTTGCTAAAACATTGCAAGCCGAGGCAGAGGTGCAGGCGTCTGTCGAAGAGGGTGATGGTTTTACCGCACAGATGAATAAATCCATTGCCGAAGGTGTTGGTGGATTAGTTGACTTTATAAACCCATTTGACGAATACACAGGCTCCGCGACAACTGGTTTAAAGAACTTAATGGCTGCGGGCGGGGTTAGAGTTGCTGAAGGCGAGGCAGAAGGTTTTGTGGAAAACCTTGGGGCGGGGATTGGATCTGCCGCTGCTGCCGCTGTTCCTGTGGCTAAAGGTGTGCAGGCTTTGCAGGCCGCGCCAAGCCTTATTGGGCAGGTAGCCAGAACAGTATCTCCGCAGCTTGCAACAACTAGCGGGTTTGCAGCGGAGCTTGCTGCTGGTGGCGCTGCTGCTACTGCTGCAGAAGAAGCAGAGCGTAGGGGATACGGCGAGACAGTTCAGCAAATCGCTGGCCTTGCGGGTGGCTTGACCCCCGCAGCAGTTGGCCCAGCATTAAGAACCGCCGGACGTGGCGCAGCGGCTGTTGCTAGTGCCACGCCTTTGCTTGGAACTGGAGTAAAAGCCACTGCCGGTGCTGTTGCGCCGTTTACGCAAGCAGGCGCTAGACGTTTGGCTGGGGAGCGTGTTCGTGAGCTTGCTGGCGGCAGGGAAAGAGCCATAGAAGTCGCTGGAAGAATTAGATCAGGCGATACTGAGCTTGGCTTGACGCCTGCCGAGCAAACAAACGAAGCAAGGCTTATTGAGTTGCAGCGCGCAGCAATGCAGCAAGACCCAAAAGTTGCAGAGGCAATATCACAGCGCCAGTTTGAAGCCGAAACAACCGCAAGAGAAGGTCTTGAGTTTGGAGGCAGGGTCGAAGACGCGCAGGCATTTGTAGCCCAACGCCAAGCTGAGTTTTCAGACACACTTGACAACTATATCGCTGCCGCGAGAGCATCAGCGCAAAAGAAAATACCAGCCTCAGAAACTGACTCAATTAAGGCCAGCAATATTGTTGCCGATCAGCTTCGCAGAGCTGAAAAGGTTGCCAAAGCAAATCAGAAAATGCTTTGGGATAAGATACCTGATGAAGTTGAGATGGATGTGTCTGGCATAAGATCAACCATTCAGTCCTTGTCTGAGGGGGCAACCCGAATAGGCCGCAAAAATATTCCGGCAGAAGCAAGTTTATTTTTAAAAGCTACTGCCGCTCAAGGCACTGACAGGGTAAAAGAAGTAAATTCTTTATACACAGCTATGCGTGACACTGCGAGAAATGCAGTGTCTGGCGACAAAGTGAATAGGGATCAAGCCAGAATAGCCAACCAGATCGCTGACTCTATCCTTGCAAGCCTAGATGACATTCGGCCAGATACCGACGTGAACAGAGCAATCGTTGAGGCCCGCACATTTAGCCGCCAGATGCACGACAAGTTTTCTAAGGGAACAACTGGTAAGCTTTTAAAAAGAACCGTGCGGGGCGAAGAAGCAACGCCAAGAGAGCTTACGCTACAAAGCACTATTGGGGCCGGTGGGGATAAAGGCTTCTTAGCGCAGCAGGATATTCTTGCCGCCGTCAGAAGCGCGCCAGACACGGGCGAAGCGACAAACGCTACTGCAAATTACTTGCGCAACATTTTTAATGAAAAAGTGTTTACTGGCGATCAATTCTCAAGATCAGCAGCAGAAAACTTTTTAACGACGAATAAGCGCTTATTAGACGAGTTCCCCAACGTAAGGTCTGAGATTGAGCAATCAATATCCAGCCAACAACGGGTTAGAGACGTTACAGATCGCGGCGCTGAATTGTCAAAATCTATAAAAGAAAGCACATCTGCTAAGTTTGCTGCATCAAATCCAGAAAGGGCAATAGACGCGGTTATATCTGCGCCAAACCCAACCAAAGCGATGGCTAATCTAATTGCGTCTGCAAAGAAAGATAAAACAGGCGCAGCGCTAGATGGTGTGAAACGAGCAATATCTAAGGCATTAATATCAAGGTCAACGAGGGTGCTTGAGGTCGCGGGCGAGGCTGGCGCTACGTCAGAGCTTCGCGGAACTAGACTGTCCGAGGCATTGAGCGACGAGGTGTTAGGCGGCATTGCCCAGCAAGCGCTGTCTAAGGGCGAAATGTCTAGGTTGCGTATAATTTCAAAAGAGCTTGAAAAGCTAGACAAAGCTAGGGTTCTATCATCCACCGGCAACACAATGGCGATGTTTAAGCCAAATGTTATTTCTTCTGTCGCCGGACGTATCCTTGCGGCGAGATATGGCGCTCAATTAGGTGGCGGCCTTGGCGGTAGCTTGCAATCAGCACAAATTGCGTCTGGCCGAGTTCAGCAGTTTTTAGAAAGCATTACGAATGCAAAGGCGCAAAGGCTGCTAATTGATGCCGTGCAAGACCCTGATATAATGAAGGATCTTTTGCTGGATGTAAGTAATCCTAAAAACTTTGCCAGAATAGAAAAGACAATGGCACCTTATATCGTTGGCGCAATAGCTGGAACTGAGGAACAATAACATGCAACCACAACCAAAAGATCGCCGCGAGATAGAAAGCATTGTTCAGAATGCGATCAGCGAGGCCGTTGATTTCGTTGAAAGCGAGATCAGCGAAGACCGCATCAAGGCGCAGCGCTACTACGACGGCGAGGTTGATATTGGCCACGAAGACGGGCGCAGCAAGGTTGTGTCAACGAAGGTGCGCGACACGATCCGCTCTGTGAAGCCAAGCCTGATGCGGATCTTCATGTCCACCGCGAGGCCGGTAGAGTTTATCCCGAAGGGGCCAGAAGACGTTGCATTGGCCGAGCAGGCCACCAGCTACATCCAGCACGAGTTTACGCGCTTGAACGGCTACCGCGTTCTAAACGACGCCTTCCAAGACGCCATGGTGAAGAAGCAGGGCATTGTGAAAGCGTATTGGCACGATTATCCCGTTGCGGAAATCTACACCTACACCGACCTGTCTGATGACGAATACACGTTTCTGATCCAAGAAGATAACGTTGACGTGATCGAGCATACGATGGAAATGTCCATCGAGGTTGACGAGATGGGCATGCAGATCGAGCTTCCTGTCCATTCGGTCAAGATTAGCCGCACTGAGATGAAGGGCGAGATGCGTATAGAAAGCATCCCGCCGGAAGAGTTTTTCGTAAACCGCGACTGCCGTTCATTTGATGACGCATATGTCGTGGCGCACCGCACAGACATGCGCGTCGGCGATCTGGTAGAGATGGGCTTCGATTTCGAGGTCATATCTAACCTGACGCCATTTGACGGCACAAACGATATGTCTGGCGCAGAGGTGCTTGAGCGCCAAGGCTACGAGGAAGACTTGTCAGACGAAGACGAGCTAGACCCGTCCATGAAGCTTGTGGGCATCACAGAAGCCTATATGCGTATGGATGTTGACGGAACCGGCGTGCCGGTGCTGTACAAGTTTCTCTGCGGCGGCACATCATATGAGCTGCTAGACTTTATGCCGTGCGACGAGATCCCGTTTGCCAAGTTTGAGATCGACCCAGAGCCACACAGCTGGTACGGACACAGCCTTTCTGAGCTGGTGGAAAACGATCAAGACGCCGCGACGTCTATTCTGCGTGGCATCTTGGACAACGTGGCGATGACCAACAATCCGCGCATTGGTATCGTGGATGGCGCAGTAAATATAGACGATGTGCTGAATAACGAGATCGGGTCACTTGTGCGGATGCGCCAAGCCGGATCTGTGCAGGATCTCAGCGTGCCGTTTGTTGCCGGTCAGACGCTATCTGCGCTTGCGTATATGGATCAGCTCACAGAGCAGAAGACGGGCGTCACAAGCGCCTCTGTGGGGCTTAACCCTGACGCATTGCAGTCTACCACCAAGGCAGCCGTTCAGGCGTCTGTGCAGGCCGCTGCGGGCCAGACAGAGGTGATGGTGCGTAACTTGGCCGACGGTCTGCGCGACTTGTTTGGCGTCATGCTGCGCCTGATGAATAAGAACATGGACGAGCAGAAGATGATGCGAATGAACGGGCAGTTTATCCCCGTAGATCCGCGTGTCTGGGATACGTCTATGGACATCAGCATCAACGTCGGGCTTGGAACTGGTCGCGAAGAAGAAAAGCAGATGGCATTGCAACAGGCGCTGCAGATGCAGCAGATGGTTTACCAGCAGTATGGGCCAATGAACGGCTTGGTATCGCTGACCAATATTCGCAACACGCTCGCCGACAGT